TCCTTCCTCAGAGGTACTACATTTGATGATTCCATCTTGTTAATAGATGAGTGTCAGAACTTGAATTTCCATGAGTTAGATAGTATAATAACAAGAGTTGGTGAGAACTCTAAAATTGTTTTTTGTGGTGATGCATCACAAACAGATCTCACTAAAACAAATGAACGTAATGGTATCTTAGACTTTATGAAGATCATCCAACAACTAGAAGAACAGTTTGAGATGGTTGAATTTGGTGTTGATGATATTGTTCGTTCAGGTCTCGTAAGAGATTATCTCATTGCAAAACTCGCTCTAGGACTCTAATGCAAAGAACTTTTCATAATTATCTCGGTGACATAGAGTTAAAGAGTAAAGATACGCCAGGTTGTCGTCTATATGAATTGCCAACTGGTGATTGGGTTCCATCTATAACATCAATCACCTCATTTTATAACAAAGAAAAATTTATAAAGTGGAGACAAAGAGTAGGTGACGAAGAGGCGAATCGAATAACGAAAAAAGCTACTACAAGGGGTACGGATTTCCATGAAGCCGCACAAGACTACCTTGAACAAAAAGAAATTATATGGGAGGAACATTTACCCGCTACACAGTTCATGTTCCACCATGCCAAGCCATTCATTGATAAGATCGATAATATACATGCTATTGAGCGCTCCATGTATTCTGAGTTTTTTGGTATTGCGGGCCGTGTGGACTGTATTGGAGAGTATGATGGAGAACTTGCAGTCATTGATTTTAAGACTTCAGAGAGAATTAAACCAGAGGCTTGGTTAGAAAATTATTTTGTTCAAGAAACTGCATACGCATGTATGTATTACGAACTAACTGGTATACCAGTTAAGAAATTAATCACTATTATGACAACTCCATCAGGAGAAGTTAAAGTGTTTGACAAAAGGAATAAAGACGAGTATATTAAGCTATTAGTTAAGTATATTAAAAAATTTGTTACTAATTTCACCAATGAATAAAGACCTAGACAAGGCACTAAAGGAAAAGTTCTTGTGTCAAACTAAATTTACTCAGGACATAGAAAACCTTGTAAAGGATACTACTGGACTGAATTATATTGATGCTATAGTGCATTACTGTGATGAGAATAAGATAGAAGTAGATTCTGTATCTAAACTTATTAGTAAACCATTAAAGGAAAAGATAAAGGCTCAAGCAACGGAATTAAATTTTTTAAAGAGAACATCTCGTGCTAAACTTCCATTATAATTATGCCATTTGCATATCACTTACCACCAATGCCACCTCATCAATCAACATTTATTGAAACTAGGATTTCAGTTCCTGTTCATGAACATGGTATAAAAGATGGAAAACCTTATAGTAAATCTTACTTTGTTCATCCTGAAATAAAGAATCCTTTTTATAATAATGTCATTAAAAACTAAGATAAAAGTGACTCCGTTTGAATGTTATAGAACTTATATTGCAATGAAGCAACACTTTACCAAGGAGAAGTATGATTATCTTAAGTATGGTGGTAAGTCTAGAGCATCTATTGTTTCTTTTAACAAAAGAAAGGATAGATATTTTTTTGAACGTATGAGTAGGAAGAAAAGTGATGAAGAAATTACTCAATATTTTATTTCTAATTTTATTTCAAGTGAAGATCCTTCTAAAGTTTGGATAGGGGAGATTATTGAAAATGGAGAAACCAACTTCAAAGAATGGCAAAAAAGAAATCAATCCCTCTCTTACATATTCTCAAATGAAATTGAGGGAGTCTTTTCGGGAGGTGATTTCGACAGCTACTTCATTAGTAATCGCCAACATCCAAAAATCCTCAAAGAATACTTAAAGAAAAATATCTCAATAGAGACTCTTGTTATTCTTGATATGATACTAGGATTTGGTAAAGAATTTGATAAAAAATTAGTAGATCCTATTTGGAGTACGGTTTCCCTGAAGATGAAAAAATACAGATCGTTCCTAAATATAGATGTACTTCGTTATAAAAAAATTCTAAGAGAGAAAATCTTATGAGTTTCCTAAAAAGTGCCCAAGTTCGGGCTGCTCTTGTTGAAATAAATGAACTTCAGGAAGATGTTATGAAAAGTGCTTTGCAGTTTCCTGAAATGACTGTTGAGGAACAGTATGAACATATAGAAGATCTTGAAGATCTTCTTGAAAAACAACGCATTATGTACACTAGATTATCTTTATCAGATGATCCTGAAGCGAAAGCTATGAAGGAAAGTATTGATGAGTCAACCAAGATGCTTGGTTTACAACAAGATAGTGATCCAGCTGCCTTGTTTAAAATGATGCAAAATACTATTGTTCATCTTCGTCAAATTGTTGAGAATCGTCTTGACAAGTGACAAAATTTTTGTTATACTAAACACATCCAAAATCTCAAAAAATCCGATTTAATCCTATGTCTTTTTCAGACTTAAAAAAACAATCTAAACTTGGCTCTTTAACATCTAAATTAGTTAAAGAAGTTGAGAAAATGAATACTACATCTGGAGGCGATGATCGTCTTTGGAAACCAGAAGTTGATAAATCTGGTAACGGTTATGCCGTAGTTAGATTTCTACCTGCACCTGATAAGGAAGATATTCCTTGGGTAAAGTTATACTCACATGCCTTTCAAGGGCCTGGTGGTTGGTTCATGGAGAACTCTTTAACTACTTTAGGATCAAAAGATCCTGTCTCAGAACACAATTCACAGTTGTGGAATTCTGGTTCTGATGCTAATAAAGAAATAGCTCGTAAACAAAAACGTAAGTTATCATATTACACAAACATCTATGTTGTAAAAGATCCTGCTAATCCTTCTAATGAAGGTAAGGTATTCCTTTACAAGTTTGGTAAGAAAATCTTTGATAAGATTCAGGAAGCTATGCAACCTGAGTTTGAAGATGAGAATGCAATCAACCCATTTGATTTCTGGGGTGGTGCAGATTTCAAGATTAAGATCAAGAAAGTTGCTGGATTCTGGAACTATGATAGTTCTGAATTTGCTGCTCCATCTCCATTATTGAATGGTGATGATGATGCTCTTGAAGCTCTTTGGAAGAAGGAGTATTCCTTACAGGAATTAGTTTCTGCGGATAAGTTCAAGTCCTATGATGATCTTAAGACTCGTCTTGAGTATGTTTTAGGTAACAAGTCACGTCCTGCTGCTCCTAGATTTGAGGAGGAAGATACTAGTCGTGGTTCTGTTGCTGAAGTAGAAGAGGCTCGTGTTCCTACTAGAACACCTGTTGCAGTTGCAGCTCCCGATGAGGATGCAGACGATGCACTAAGTTACTTCCAAAAGCTTGCTGAAGAGTAAGCCATATTATTTCGCTTTTTAATTCCAAAAAAGCGCTGAAAAAATCTCTGGTCATTTTTGATGGCCAGGGATTTTTTTAATGGATTCTTATATTTTCGGTCTTTTTAAGTTTTCTGTTGACATACTGTGATGACTTATCATATTTCATAATCTTATTAAAGTCTTTTAGGAATAATCCAAGTACATCTTCCTTTATGACATTAATAGACCTTTTTTTATCATTAATCTCTATTTCATTTTCATAGTTGTTTACTGATCTTATTGGGGATGCTGTTTTTAATTGGCCATTATTTCTAAGACCACTTTCTCCAAGATAATATTCTATAGTAAATGATTCATCTACAATTTTTCCAGCTGGAACTAATAATTGATTATTTCTGTCTCTAAATTCTATAGTTTCATAATGATGAATATATGTTAATTCTTTTTGTGTATATTTTTCATTAGTATAAGTATTTAAATCACTTTGTGTCATAGGCCATTCATTTTTAACATCAATTATATTGTTAGACATCAATATTACCCAATCTAAGTTATCATCACCATATACCTTTTCAGCTACGTTATCTGGTCTTTCATCACCAACAATTTTATATTGATCAAATACTATAAAATTGGAAAATAGATCCTCTCGTATTTTAACTCTACGAAAGAGATTTTTTGTTTCTATGTAATCAGTATTACTCTGCTTAGTTTTAAGTAGAGTTGGATAATCTAAATTTGGTAATTTTCGGAAATAATTAGACATTTAGAGACCTACATCGTCGTGAGAATCAAATTCCAAGTAATCTTGATCATATAGAGGAAGTAATTCTCCAAAGGTTAATGTTACAAAGGTTGTTATTGGTTGACTGTCTTCATCGTATGCAGCAAATCTACCAAGACCACCTGTATAATCTACATTAATACCTTTCAAAGCACATGTTTTAAATTTATTTAAACCTTTGATATCTTTTTGCGTCTTGGCCTTTATATATCTAAGTTTAAATACATCTGGAGTTCCTAGTAACCAATTTCCTGTAGATTCGCCTTTAGCACCTCTTTTTGGATTTTTCTTGGTTGCCATATGTTGTTTTAGGGATCTTATTATCATACGAACTTTTGCAGATTCATCCGAACTACGTGGACTGAATCTGAACATAAAGGTAAAATCTCTTAGTTGTGGCCCAGTGAATAATAACTCAAGATTTGGGTTCTTTACAACACCAAATTTTCTGTTGAGAGCTTGATCAACATCTACGTTAAGACCTAGTGTTTTGCCTGCGGCAGCTACTAGATCCATTTGTGTTTTTCTTCTAAATCCTTTATTTCTTAGTGCTCCTTTAAGATTAGTTGCTATTTCACCTACTGTTCCACCAAATCCTAGTCCATCTTTAACTTCACCAGCACCACCAAATGCACCCTCACCCATACCAGTAATAATACTTTCACTTAGTTCTCCTTCAAAATTGCCCATCTTTTCACCACCCCAGTCAACACGATTTCCATCTTTAATGTCCGCTGGCATAGGTAGTTGAATTGTACCTTGAAGCTCTTCTAATCTTTGATTTTGTCTGTTGGATCTTCTACTAGCTGCATATGAATAATCTGTACCTGTTTGTGTAGTTACTGTTCCTTTAGTGGTTTCAGTATTCACTTTCTTTGTATTAGATTTAATACCATAACCTTGAGAGGTTCTAGTGATGCCAGGCAAAACTTTTGCAGGTCTATATTTGAAGATTTGAATTTCGAAGTAATCTTGAATACTTGTATCTAAATCTACTGGATATTGTAATACTTGACCACCATTAATCTTAGGTAAGGATTGTTGACCATATTGGGTATTTAATTTATTAGAAACGCCAGTACTTGTTGATGCTGGTGATGTATTTTGATTAATACCCGATTCTACAGAATTGATATCACTGTTTTTTAGTGTATTATTCAATTTAGAATTTGATTTTTCTAAATCGACGTATTGTTTAAGTCCACTAATTCCTAGATTCATCATTTTCCTAACACCCAATTTTTAACTTGTTTTCTCACATTATTTAAGAATTCTATTGACCCATATGCATCAATTAAAGTTGCATTATCATCAATTAAATCACTAGTGGATCCTCTGTTTATTACATTGGAAATTTTTTCAGTATACATTAATGTACCTGTGGGTGTATAAGTGGATGATAATCCAGTTGTGACATCACTAACAGTAGCTATACCATTAGATCCTCCTCCAGATATGGTGATAGTATCACCTACATGGTAGTTATTACCTGCAGATTGTATTCCAATTGCTGTTATAGCTCCATCACCACTTACTGCACCTATATTAACCAAACAATTTTTACCTCTAAAGTCTGAAGTAGTTGCTACTTCATTTGCAACACTATAGCCAGTACCCATTCCACTGGTGTTTATTGTTAGTGAAGCAATACGACCAGTATTTAATAATTCGGCATCGAATTGAGATGCGAATTCATAACTATAAACACTATATGTTTCATTATCTGCAGTATCAAGATCAACACTAAAATAATATTTCTTGTTTGATGCTGTTTTAAATCTAGTATTATTGTATATGGCGGCCATTACTTATCCCTCCATACTCTATAGGAAGGAATATCCCTACCAGTAGTATTAACGAATTTTGATGTGGGTAATAATGACACTCCTGACATCTCCTCTTCTGGTACTCTCATTACTTGTTTTTGTACACCACTAAAATAATACTTATGTATAGTTTTACTAGGTACAATTGCATCATCAACTCTATTTAGAAGGCTTAATGCAACACCTTCTCTTAATTTCATATTTAGGTAGTGTAAGTTTGCTCCAAGAAATCCATCTGCAAATACACCCATTACGTAAGTCATTGGAAATTGATCATACCACTTCAATCTTTGTGGTTTAGTTGCAATATAATTGAAGAAATACATTTCACCAACTTCTACTGGTGATGATACATTTCCAAATTCGCCAGGATCATCATATTTCTTACCCTGATAACTTGACAACACTTCCATCAATTTGCCACGATACCAATCACGGCTGCGGTTTCGTTTGCCTGCTTCTTTTACTATGTCTTCTGCAATACTCATTTAATACCTAACTCTTTTTCTGTGAAGATTTTGAATTCCCATAATCTATCATCACAAAAAGATTTTGCAGCTTTCCATTTAGCTTGATTCACACCCCATGTATAGACCTCATTCATCCAAGTTTTTGTTTTCTTGGGTGGATTTACTTTTGGTTCTTTACATTGTCTTGCTGGTTTGACTTCTACGACCATTCTACGGGTTTTATTAGACCCATCAATGTATTTAATATAGAAGTCTGGAAAGTAACGTCTTCTCCTACCACTAACAGGATCTCTGTAGGGTATTGCAAATTCCTCACTTCCCCATTCAAGGATTTTGTTATTAGTATCACAATACATCATGAATTTACGTTCCCATAATGATCGATAAACGACGTTCGTAGGATCGCCTTTATACTTGGTGGGATTCTTTGGCCTATATTTTCCACTATAGCTCATAAATAAAAGCTGACTAGCTGATATCTATTTAGAGATCGATGACAAGAAAACCAACAAAATACGCTATAGATGATATTAAGTCACGGTTTCAGACTGTAGCCATTGATAATAGGTATCAAGTTTTTCTAAGACCCAATGGAGTAGTATATACTGCTGCAAGAAGAGCTGGAGTAGATAGAAGATTTATTGATGAAGATTTGGGACTATATTGTTCTGATGCTATCTTGCCTGGATCTAATCTTGTTCCTATTGAAGTTGTAGGTGATAGACAAGGTATTACTGAAAAACTTCCATTTTCTAGAATATATGATGATGTTACTTTTACCTTTATGGTTGATAGAGAGTATAAAACTTTAAAGTTTTTTGAGTCTTGGTTACAAACAGTAAATCCTCTTCATGGTGGTAGTTCAAATACATCTTCATCTAATGCGGTAACTACTTTTAATTACCCCAAAGATTATAAAATTGATTTTAGTATAGTAAAGTTCAATAAAGATTTCTTTGAAACTAAAAGAGGAAGTGTGTCACGTTATACTTTCTTTGAAGCTTTTCCATTATCTATTGCTGGATCTCCAGTAAATTATGAATCTGGTAGTGTACTTAAATTAAATGTTACTATTGCATATACTAGATTTATTATGGATGATGTTACTAGAACGATGAAAAGAGCTGGTAAATCAGGCCTGTCAGATTCTGGTGATGTTGGTAATCTTACTGATGATACGACTAGTATATTTGATATAAAACAGAAACCACCTAAAGAATCGCAGGCAGAAAAAGGTTGGAAACTTGGTGATGGTGCTGGATTCCTATAACCTCCCTATATAAAATACTGAAAAGCTTATTATGCCATTACCAACAATTGTCACTCCGACTTATGAGTTGACGTTACCTTCCAATGGGAAGAAGATAAAATATAGACCGTTCCTTGTAAAAGAAGAAAAAGTTCTTATACTTGCTATAGAAGGTGGAGATACTAAAAGTATAACCAATGCAATTAAGGATGTTCTTAAGAGTTGTATTCTTACCAAAGGAGTAAGAGTAGATCAATTACCAACATTTGATATTGAGTATTTGTTTTTAAATATTCGTGCTAGATCCATAGGTGAAAGTATAGATATTTTGGTCACATGTCCTGATGATGGTAAAACACAAGTTCCTACGCAAATCTTTATTGATGAGATAAAGGTTAAAGAAGATAAGGATCATTCTGCCGATATAAAGGTTGATGATACTTATACAATAAGAATGAAGTATCCATCATTGGATCAATTTATAGATGATAATTTTAATTTTAATCAGGATGCTGATAATACATTTGATATTGTTGCGTCTTGTATTGAAATGATTTTTAGTGAAGATGAAGCATGGGATGCAAAAGATTCTACCAAAAAGGAATTGATTAAATTTGTAGAACAATTAAATTCTAAACAATTTAAAGAGATTGAGAATTTCTTTGATACTATGCCTAAATTATCCCATGACATTACAGTTACAAATCCTGAGACTGAAGTGGAATCTACAGTTACTTTGGAGGGACTGGCCAGTTTTTTCGGATAAGTATGGCCCATTTGAGTGCAGGGTCATACTATGAACTTACATTTTCTTTGATTCAATATCATAAATATAGCTTAACTGAGATTGAAAACATGATGCCTTGGGAACGTGACATTTATGTTAATTTATTAAGGAATTATCTTGAGGCTGAGAAGATGAAACAGCAACAACAAGAGGGGTTAGGTTAATGGCAGCACCATTGGCATTAGTAGGTAAGATTGGTAGTGGTATTACCAAACTTGGTGCTGCAAAATCTGGTATTGATTTAGTTAGTGGTAAGAAACAAAAACAACCACCAACTAAAGAAGGGGCTGTAAACTTTCTCATGGGAAATGCGGAAGATCCTGCTAATGCTTTACTTGAAGGTAAGGTTGAAGTGCTTGGTAAAGAGACTGTTGGTGCAAATGCCAATGATCTTGGAAAAATTACTAAAGCTCCAGAGGATCCAAAACCAGAATCAACTGGTAATGAAGATAGTATTGTTGATCAGATTAATAAAATAAATTCAAACATATCAGCAATATCTAATGCTATGAAGAGTAGTGCTGATATAGAATCAAAGTATAGAAAAAATTTAAAAGAAGGTTTAGAACAGGATATTGCAGATAGGGATAAACTTCAAGCTAAAGAAAGAGCTAAGAATAGGAGAGATTCTTTTAGTAAAAAATTATTATCTGGACCCAAAAAAGTTGCTGGTGTTGCAGGAACTACAGCAGCAAAAGGTCTTGGTCTTGAAGCACTTGCATTAATGTTAGGTGGTGATGAAGATTCTTGGTATGGTCTTACGGAAGAAGAGAAAGAAAAAAAAGGTGAGGAGAAAAATATATTTGGTAGGGGTCGTGATGACATGAGTGGGCCTGAAAGATTTATGGCTGGATTAGCAGATGCAGTAACTTTTGATATATTTGATAGTGATAAGAAGGGTAGAGTATGGGGTTCTAGAAATGAAGAAGGTCAAAGAGTTGGGCCAGCTAGATGGATGCAAGGATTTGGAGATGCGATTACAGGTAATCGATTTGATTGGGATGGGAGAGGAAAAAATGAAACTACTAATGAAATTACTAATAATACTACTAATAAGAATAGTGTTAATAATGTAACTAATGAGAAAAATACTAATTTAACAACAAATCTTCCATCAGATTATAAACAAACAGAGGCAGATGCTTTTGCTGCTGCAAAAGAATGGAAGGATTCTGTTGGTACAAGTAATCAATCTAGCTCTATTGGTGGTGTTGAAGATAAACAAATTAACTCTAATGTCAAAAAAAGTACTGAAAGTGTAATTTCAGGAATAAATCGTGCAGTTGATAAGACGGCTCCTGTGGAGGATCAAAAAGGCAGTATTAGAGTATTCGATATGACAGGAAAAGGTAAGGGTAAAAAAGGTGGTGGAAGTACGCCTGGTAAAGGTGTTTCTGATGAAGTACCGTCTCTTTCTCCCGAACGTGGAGTTTCAGTACATGAAATATTACAGAGGAGTAGTGTAGCATAATGCCTGAAGAAATAGAAAATAAAATTGATGAGGATTCATCATCTATAGTTAAGAGTACGGGTTCTGCAATTGTAAAAACTCCTGAACGGCAGTTACCAAATTTAAAACCTAGAGATAAAGAAACTGGAGAGATTACTAGTGTAACACCAGAACAACTTCAATCAATACGTAATGGACTTGCAACTACAGTAAAACTTACGGATCAGATTGTAAAAATTATTGGAGATGGTAATACATCTCTTACTAAAGATTCAAAGAAGATTGGGAATTTAAGAAGAAGATTACGTAATAATAATTCTAAGATAAGAGATATAAAAAAGGGTATAATGGGTGGAATGAGTGGAGTGATGGGCAGTATTGGTGGTACAGCTAAAAAAGCAGGAACACCACTTCTTGGTGCTGCACTTTTAGAATTCTTGGCTAGTATACTTGAGAATCCTGGCAAAGCTAAAAGAGGTGCGATGCTTGGACTTCCATCCGCATCAAAAGTAGTAAATGAATCGGGAGTAAAACCTCTTAAGAAAAAGGCAAAGACTATAAAAAGAGCAAAGAATATTAAAAAAATTCGAGCAAATAAAAATAAACCAAAAATAAGACCTAAAACTCAGGTTGGTAAAAAAATAGAGGCCGTAAAGAGAGCAAAGAATATTAAAAATATTAGAAAGGCTAAAAATTTATCTAAATCTTTAACAACACAAACAACTAAAAAAGCAGGTAAAGGTCTTCTTAGGAGACTTGGTAAAGGTAATGTAATAGTAAGTAGTGTATTTGCTGCTTGGGAATTTGCTGATAGAAAGAAGGAAAAACAAACAAATTTACAAGCTGCTGTTGGTACTGGTGGTGGTCTTGCTGGTGGTCTTGCTGGAGCAGCTTCTGGAGCTAAACTTGGTGCTGCAATCGGAACATTTTTTGGCCCTGGCCCTGGCACAGTTATTGGTGGTGTTATTGGTGGTCTTGCAGGTGGTATTGTTGGTAGTATGAGTGGAGGTTGGTTAGCTGATAAAATGACGGGAGTGAATAAAGATAAAAAGGCTGATATTAAAGGTAAGAATGAACCTAATAAGAATGTCAAAGGTATGAAAAAGAATACTGAACTAGATGTGTTAAATAAAGATACGTCGAAAACAAATGTTGAAGTTTATATTATTGATTCAGATACTCAAGGTTTTGAACTTAACCCATAATGTCTAATTCACAAAACGCTATAATAAAGAAATTATCCATTGAGGGATTTGGTGAGGATGAATCCTTAATGGAATTGGGTGGTAATATTACGACACTTTTGGGTCTTGATTATTTTGAAGGTATATTTGAACCTATTACTGAAATTAAATGTGTTTTCAGTACAATTGAGGGTGCTTTATCTAACGCTCAATTACGTGGTACTGAATTAGTTAGTTTATTGGTAGAACATCCTACAGGTGAATTAGAAATTGATGGATGGGTATTAACTTCCTTTAAACAATTAGAAACTGAGTCTACAGTTAATACTTTCATGATTACTTGCAATCCTCCAGATGTTATTGCTAATGAAAAGGAAAGAGTAACTAAGAGATATGATCCTAAAGGTAAATCTAATAGTCATGTTGAAAATATTTTAAAAAATAATATAAAGACTGAATTGGATTTGGATATTGAAGAGACTGCTAATCCTGATGGGTTCTTTGGTAATTATTGGAGACCTTATAGGGCCATATATTGGCTAGCTAGACGTGCTTTATCTAAATCTATGTCAAATGAAGGTGGTGGTACAGATCGTGCTGGATTTTTATTCTGGATGACTAAGAGTGGGTATAAGTTTAAGAGTATTGATACTATAATGTCTGAAGCTAAAGCTGCAGAAGATGATATTCCTACGTTTACTCAAAATGAAGTAGTAGATTCTGAAATAGATGAGGAGTTTAATCTTTATAATGCTTTATTTGAACATGAGTCTAATGTGATAGCCAATATGCAACAATCTGTATATGGTGAGAATACAAAGTATATTAATATTTTTAGTTTATTTCCAGATAGTGAAGTAGTTACTAAAAGTAAGGTAAATACAAAACAAGAAAGTTTGGGGGATGTACCTGCAGAAGAATTAGAACATGGTTTTGATATTAATGAAAAACCAACTGTTCATAATAGAATTCTTTATGTTCCAGGCACTATGCAGATGGAAGGTAAGATGGATAGTTTTGATGATTATAATCCACTCAAAGTTCGTACTCAAGCTAAGATGAGATATGAGAGTTTGTTATCACAATCTTTGAGATGTACTGTTCCTTATAATCTTGTACTTGAAGCTGGTGATGTAATAGAAGCTGATCTAATTCAAACTGCTGAGGGAACAGATTCTTGGCTTTCTGGATATTATATTATCAAGGATCTAAGACATAGTATACAAATCACGAATCAGGGTGTAAAATGTTATACGCATCTCAGACTTGTCAGAGATGCACCTGGCAAAAAAGATTAAATAGCTTAGCTAAAGGAGGAATATGGAATCCATCGAAGCACACATCCAGAAAGATAGAGAGATCTTAAAGGATCCTACAATATCTGAACCAAAACGTCATCATATTGAAGATGAACTCCATGATCTTATAGATTATGAGGCTCATCATCATGAAGAGATAGAAGCTGGTGATCATCATGATCCCAATGCTATCGAACTTTTCTGTGATACACATCCAGATGAACCCGAATGTTTAATTTATGACGACTAATGGTTAGTATTCTCGAAGGCACAAATAGTTTTGGCACCAATGGTATTCAGTGGTGGATAGGTCAAGTCGCTGAACGTAAGTCTTGGGCTCCCTATGCCTTGGAGATCTATGATAAGGATGCTGGTAAATCTGGTGAAGATAAAGATATCTATAATCACCGTGTAAAAGTAAATATTGTTGGTAAGACAGATCAAATCGTGGAGCCTATGGAATTACCTTGGGCCCACGTATTGTCTAATCCAATGTCTCAGAGTGGATATGGTCAGGGATATTCTAGCCATAAACTTGAAGGTGGTGAGAGTGTATTAGGGTTTTATTTGGATGGAGATGATCAACAAAAACCAGTTGTTGCTCATGTTTTTTATAGAGATCCAAGAGCTGCAGATCCTACTCCAAATGTTGTTGCTGGTGGAAGTAGAAAACCTGCTGCAAAACAAGTATTAGATGTAAAAGATAAACAGGAAGTTGTAGGAAAAAGTCCTAGTAATAATTCAGCCATAACTGATAAAGAATTCAGTAAGAAAAAGGAATATAGTAAGACTGATGGTACTCCTATAGGAGATACTAAAGAACCTATTGCATCTAATGAGTTTTCTAAAGAACAGTCAATGAGTACTGCTGCTTATAGAACTCATGAAGGTTTGAAAAGAGTTAAGGTTGAAAGTCCTGCAACTTGTAAAAATGATAACACTACTAGTGCTATAACTACTGCACTTAGTGATTTTTCTGAAACCTTAATGAAGGTTGAGAATTATGGTGATTTTTATGTTAATAAATTAACTGGAGCTGTAGTAAATCTTGAAGATGAAATTGATTTAGTTGCTAAGAAGGTTGGTGGTTATATGACAGCTACCACTAATAGTATAAGAGATTCACTTTTTTCTAATGTTGAAGAGAGAATAAGTGAATTTACAAATGATCTCGTTCCTGAAGATTTAAAAGCGCCATTTGGAGATGCGTTGAAAGATGTAACTGATGAGATACATTGTTTATTTGGTAATATTATTGCAGCTCTTAAAGATACTATAACTGGGTTTTTAAAGGATTTGATGGGCAATCTTATCAATGCTCCTTTATGTGCTGCCGAACAGTTTGCTGGTACATTGTTGAATAATATAATGAATGGTATTACTGAAACTATAGGGCCAATACTTAATAGTTTAACTTCAGTACTTGGTGGTGCTTTAGGGACGGTTGGTGAAATGGTTGATAAAGCATTAGCTGGTGTTGGTATACTTTATAATTTTCTTGGATGTGATGATCATAAATGTCCTTTACCAAGTAGGTATGATGTTGGACTTGGCCCAACACAAAAAGAAAGAGATAATATGAATAAACTTATGGAGTCTGCTTCGTTATTGAATCTTGCAGGTAGTGTGACTGGTCTTGGTGGGTTGGTTGGTAGTGTTAAAGAGGCTGCGGAAAATGTTAAGGGTGCCTCAAGTATTTTTTCTGCGAAAGGTATTGCAGGAGATCCAGCATCATTATTAGGTGTTGGTGGATGTGAAAGTAATGTATTGAGATGTGGTCCTCCCACAGTTGAATTATTTGGTGGTGCAGGTGTTGGTGGATTAGGAAATGCTGTAATAAACAATCTTGGTCAAATTATAGGTGTTGATCTAATAGAGAGAGGACTTGGTTATACCGTAAAGAGACCTCCATATGTAAGATTTAAAGATAGTTGTGGAGATGGTTCGGGTGCAAAAGCAACAGCTATAATTGCAGATAACGGAGAGATTGAGAGAATTGTTATGGATAGTGCTGGTCATGGATATAAAAATACATATGATAAGATTAAAACAGTTTATGGTGATTTAGAATCAGATGCTATATCACAATCTGCAAACTCTGATGCTACACCTGTAATTGCAGAAGTTGATGATGTAGTTGTTATCAATAGTGGATATGGTTATAATTCTACTGATACTATATCTGTAGGTAATGCCGTTGTTACTCCGAAAGTACTTGGTGGTAGATTGGTAGGTGTAGATGTAGTTAATGGTGGATCTGGATTTACGAGCATTCCAGAAGCTACTATAAATAGCGCTACTGGCCAAGGTGCAATTGTAAAAGTGGTTCTTAAATTTGTTCCTCTAACTGGAGTAACTGAAGTATCATTTGATGATGCATCCGATCAAATTATATTTGTAGTTAATTGTGTCGGTAAACCACTTACACGTACTAGGATAGGATCATAATGACATTAGACTATGATGAAGTACCACAACCGCCTGGTGATCTAGATTTCGATATCTATCGACATTTTAGACATGAAGCTGGAATGACAGCTGGTGATCTAGGTGAAGTAACTTATAGGTTACTTACTAATAATGGTTCCAGTTTTGGTTTTTATACAAAAGGTGGAAATAGAGAAGATTATATGACTTTTGTGTCTGGTCAATCTGTTGAAGCTTTAGGTGAAGAGATCAAAAGACCAAGGGATGCCGCTCAAGATCCTGTTTTTCCTGCTAAGTTGATTAATTGTAAACATGGTGATGCAGTTATTCAATGTGAAGATGGGGATATTATTTTAAGAGCTGATAATATAGTTTTTGAGGCAAAGGGTGTTACTGCCACTAATGATGGTAACATCACTATGAAGGCTAATAAGAGTATTACTATTGATAGTCCAGACACTAGGGTTATTGGTACTAATCTTCGACTTCAAGCTAGAAAAGACTTTACTATGTCGGCCAAAGGAATTGGTGGTATAATAGCTGGTGTGTTAAATATGGCATCATCTGCCGATTTTGGTGCATCAGTTGAGTTAAGTAAATTAACTTCACTATTAAAAGCAATGAAACTTGATGAATTTGAGGGTAACTAATGGCTAACAATTTTGTTCACTACGGAAATAGAATTACACTTGGAAGTGAGGGTGGTTCTGGTATTATAGATATAGATCAGAAAAAACCTTATGAAGATTCTGATTATGGCGGTCTTGCAGTAATTAATGGGCCTGTTCAGTTAGGATATGCACCATTAGCAAATCCTCCATTAGGAGTACTTCAAATTGGTGATAGTGTTGTTACTTCAGGGCCTTTAGCACCTAGATCCATATATATTGACCATACTAAAGAGGGTATTAAAATAATTGCTCCTGATGCTTTGGTTATTGAAGGAGATACTACACAAACAGGAGATGTAAATCTTACAGGTGATATTACAATAAGTGGTACTATGACATGTGGTTATGCTACATGGTCTGGTTCTATTGTTGCAACAACTAAATTATTTGAAATAGATCATCCCACTAAACCAAATAAGAGATTAAGACATGGATGTCTTGAAGGCCCAGAATTAGGAGTTTATATTAGGGGCAGACTTACTGATGATAATCGTATTAATTTACCAGAGTATTGGTCTAAGTTAGTTGATCTTGAAAGTATTACAGCAACTTTAACTTCTATAGGAGTTGGAAATCAAGATTTATATGTAGAAAAGATAGAATGGGGTAAAACTGTTATTGTTAAATCTGGTACTGGTAGTAAGGTTGATTGTTACTATTTGGTTCAGGCAGAACGCAAGGATGTTGATAAATTGGAATTAGAGGTTGACAAATAATCATAACTCTGTTATGATATCAAAGTCATCAAAAGATACATGGACGAAATTTTCGAAACTGACGAATATGTAACTGCTGCGGTTGTTGATATTTGCCGACGCTCTTTTTATCTTGTAAGTAATGAGGGTATTGTTCAAGAAATTACATGTGAAAGTATTGAACAATTTATGGATGTTTTGGAGATAGTTGAGTGTGTAACTGAGATTGATGACCAAATTCAGATCATTTATTCTG